GAAAAATTTTGGCAAGCCAAAGTTGATATGTGGAAGCTTGATTCTATAGAAGAAGCTAAAACTTCCCGCTGTGGCAATTGTGCCGCATTCGATATTACAACTAAAACATTGGATTGTATTGCTAAAGGGATAGGCGACGATGAAGGCACAGAAGATCCGTTCGATGTAATTGAAGCGGGTAAATTAGGATATTGTAGATTTTTAAAATTCAAATGCGCAGCAGCTCGAACTTGCGATGCTTGGGTTGTTGGAGGTCCAATTACAGATGACAAAACTGCATAAGGTGATTAAACTATTAGACATATTAAAAGAAATCACTCTCTTAGAAAATATAGGAGGAGGAAGTTCTATAGTATATCATAGAACAAAATCTACAAGTGTAAAATCAATATTTGAAAAAGGATTTTTATACCCTGAGCAATCAATCCATTGGGATTGGTATGGAAAAGGAGTATATACTACATATGATATAGAATCTCAAAATACTATGGCTATGATTAAATCATATGGGAGTTATATAATCAAATGTCAAGTTACAGACTATAATAAGGTATTAATTTTAGATTATAATGAATCTAAAAAAATATATAAAAATAAATACTCTTTTATTGACCAAATTCGTACTTTTTTTCCTAATAAAAATCAGTTAATTAATATTTTTGGGCAAAATTATATAGATATTTTAAATGAAATAAATAATGAAATTTCTACATCTCAATATACTGCTGATATAGCTAAACGTTTATATGATGATTATCACATAGATAATTATGTTAATGGTATGGTATTCACAGGGAGAAATGATGGAAAAGTTTTAGTAAGTTATATTACCCAAAATATTAAACCTTTAGCATTTGTTAAATCCGATAAAAAGATTACAGATTACAATAATATAAAATGGGTTTCTGGTTTTAATAAAAATCTATATGCTACTTCCAAAAATAAAGATCTTACAGTTTTTGAAAAAATAATCAAACAACTTCCTTTAACTGAAGAAGAAAAAAACATAGAAGGAAATTTAGAACTATCAGGAACAAATATCCCTACTCTACCGGAAGGATTAAAGATCAATGGTAGTTTGATCCTATCAAATTCTGGTATACGTAAATTTCCTAATAAAATATATATAAAAGATAATTTAAATCTTGCAAGTTGTAAAAATTTAACCACCATCCCGCCTATAAAAATTAATGGGGATTTAATTATATATTACTCTTCAATCACTACCCTGCCCCCCGGCCTTCAAGTAGGAGGAGACTTACGCGCTAATAATTCATTATTAAGAACTATTTCTAAAAATACAAAAATAGGAGAAACATTATATATCCAAGTAACTGATATCACATCTCTTCCAGATGATCTTCAAGCTAAAAAAATATATTTAAATAAATTTAAAGTAACAGATATTCCTAAACGTCTTAAACCTATAATATCAAATAGTACAGATATCCAAGATTTATTATCATATTTAAATGATAATCCTTCTGAAATTGAAAAATATAAGTCTACTCTTGAAAAAAATGTTCAACCCCTATTTACCTATATACCCAAACTTAAATTTTATAATTTATTAAAAAATGAATTTATATTATCATTAATGTTTAATTTTGAGGGTTCTATTAGTCGTAATACACAAGATCCTTTTTTTAGTGATAATGAAGAAGATGTAAAAGAATTAGCTTCTACTGGTATATATAGTAATCCTTTATTTATAAAATATTTTGGGGAAATGAAAAATTACAGTGAAAGATATTTTATAGAAAAAGCTATATATAATGTAATTACTAATCCTAATTTATATCCTTATTATAAAAATATTCTTTCAACTTATAAGGATGTTGTAGAAGAAGTAGCAAGAACTAAATTTAGATGGAGACGTTTTATCTTTAAAGATAAAGAAAATATATCTAAAAAATCTATTATGGCCTTATTCCAAAAACTAAAATAAAATAAAACAAATGTCTTTTCCCTATAAAGATATAGAAATCACAGACAGCTATATATAACGTGAATAAAAGAAATGATTAAATTTATAAATATACTAAAGGAACTAGGAGAAATATCTGTAACTCCATATGAATATGACTATGATAAATCTAAACATAAAGCATTCTTTACTACAGAAGATGGTACTAAATATGTAGTTTATTTTGATATATCTAAAGGAGAAATGAAAGTTGATTTTGGCGTGCTTTATGAAGAAGATGATGAGGATGATGATGTTGATTTTGAAATTAAAACTAATAAAGGAAATATATATCGTATTATGAGTACCGTTATAAGTATAATACGTAAAGCATTATCTGATTTTAAGCCTAATCAAATTAAAATTAGTTCTGATCCTAAAAGAATACGATTATACAAAATATATATAAAAAATTTAAATGGATACATTCTTACTAAAGAAGATACATTTAATTTAATTTTGCAACGTAAATAAAAATGCGCCCTTACACAGATATAGAAATCACAGACAGCTATATTATTCGTGAATTTGACGAAAATATAGACCCTATAGAACTACTTTGGCATCGAGACGATGAAAGTCGCATAGTAGAAATCATAGGCAAAACAGATTGGCAACTACAACTTGATAATCAATTGCCGACTTCCCTAAACTCTCGTATATTTATACCCAGACACGAATATCACCGTGTTATAAAAGGAACAGGAACACTTAGATTAAAGATACACAAAGTACAGGCCTATTCATAGCAGGTCGCTTAACAAAAAAACTGACAGCTGTGGCGTCATCCAAACAAACTTGGAGATGCCACTTTTTTTATGTATATTTAATAGTTAACCGGAGGATGGACAGATGGAATTTTAACATATGTATAATAAAAACAACATGATTAAAATTTATATATTAGAAAGAAACGGGATTCCATTTTATGTTGGGAAGGCAAAAGATTCAACTCGAAGAAAACACTCTCATAGAAAAACATATGGTTTAGATATTCAATCTTATGTCATAGACGAAGTTGAAGATTGGAAATTTTGGGAAAGTTATTGGATAGAACAATTTAGGTGTTGGGGATTTAAATTAGAAAATAAAAATAATGGAGGGGGTGGCCCTTCAAATTATACTGAAGAACAAAAACAAAAAATGAGAAAACCTCGTATAGAAGGAACTGGAAGTAAAATAAGTAAAACTTTAAGAGAAAGAAATCATTCTCAATATTATACCCAAGAAGTTAGACAAAAGATGGCAGCTCCTCAAAAAGGCAGACCTAAACCATTTACAGAAGAACATATAAAAAATGTATCAAAAGCTAATTTAGAATCTAAAGGAAAAACAGTAGAATGTTATTCATTAAATGGAGATTTTATTAAAGATTTCCCGTGTTTAAGAGAAGCAAAAATTTGGCTTTTAAAAGAAAAATTTATATATTCACCCAATATAGATAAACAAATAAAAGACTGCTGTAATGGTAGACAAAAAACATGTCATGGATTTAAATTTAAATATAAACAATAAAATGAAAAAAAAGAAAATTGCAATTGTCGGTGGGGGGGTTGCTGGTATATGCGCCGCTACTAAACTTATAGATAACAATTATCCTGGAGAACTTATTACTATTATTGATATGGGGAAAGATCCATACAACAGACCTCCCGATGAAGTTATGTCAGGTTTCATGGGATGTGGACTTTGGAGCGATGGCAAATTAACATATCATACAGCAATCGGGGGTCAATTATCAAAATATTGTGGTGAAAAAAAAGCATATAATTTAATGGATCAAGTTATAGAAATGGTAAAACGTTTTCACCCAAAACCAGAAGCCATTATGTACTCCAACCCCACCGAAGAACCAGATTTCATTAAACCTTATTTCGGTTTACGTTTATTTGGGGTATATCATATTGGTACCGATTATCTTCACGAAATAGGAAAAAGATGGTATGATTATTTGGTGTCTAAAGGTGTACAATTTCATTGGGAAACTAAAGTAAATTATATTGATTTTAATGATAATTATATTGTCGGAGAAGTTCAAGAAAAAAATATAGACTGGCATTACGATGAACTCATCTTTGCAGTAGGCAAATCAGGCATTGACTTTGCTCAATCCCTCGCAAAACAATATGAACTCCCAGATGAACCAAAATCAGTTCAAATTGGAGTTCGCTTTGAAGCACCACAACATCACTTCCAAAAACTAATCGATATATCATATGATTTCAAACTTTATAGAAAATTTGAAGATAAAGGCGTTTCACTTCGCTCTTTTTGTACAAACAATAATGCAGCGTATGTTGCCGTAGAAGAAACATACGGCGATATTAGTTACAACGGGCACGCCAAAAAAGATCCGAAATACAAAAACGATATGACCAATTTTGGCATTTTGATGGAAATTAATGGCATTGAAGATCCGTTTGAATGGTCACGTGAATTAGTTTCCAAAGTACAATCAAATGGGACTGGTTTATATTATAGCCCTTCACGTAAACCCTCAACAACCTCTGAAGGTAATAATGTATCAGCTCATCAAATTGATTGGATGGGTTTACAAGTAGTATCAGAATACTTTCAAGGCTATTTTAGCTATATTACAGATTTTATTGACGATATGAAAAAAGTATTCCCAACATTAGAAGATGATTGGGGGATATATATTCCTGAGGTAAAATATTTGAGCCCAGAGCCTCTTGTAAATTACAACGATTTGTCACTAACTAAATATCCAAATGTGCACTTTGTAGGTGATGCTTTATCAGCTCGTGGTATAACAGTTTCAGGTGCTCATGGTATTTATGTAGCGGAAAGCTTAATTTAAAAAAATAACACTATGGAAAAATGGGAACTCACCAAAAAACTCACTAAAGCCGACGGCACAATAGCATACATATGGGAAGGCAAGCTTCACAACTGGGACGGCCCGGCTTTAATACCCGAAGGTAATATGCGTAAACGCGAATACTATCTTTATGGTATTTCTAAAACAGAAGAACAATGGAAAGAAGCACGCAAGGATAGAGAAGGACTTCCGTGGTACAAAAAACCTAGCGTTACAGGAACAAGTAGGTATTAAAAATATCGTTTTTTATTTTTTTTTGATATGTATAATCAAACCCATAACAATTTAAACTAAAAAATATGAAATTATCACAATTAAGACAATTAATTAGAGAAGAAATTAGTGAAGCTGCTTCTAACCCATTAAAAGAACTAGTTAGCCTTTTAAGTAAAGCTAAATCATTAGCCGAATCTAATATAGGAAAAGCTGATAATTTTGATTTGGAAGATTTATCATATAAACTTGAAGAATACATTGATGAATTAAATGAGCTAGGAAAATTTGAGACATACGATGAAGATTAATAATACATCTATATTAAAAACTAAAAATTACTTAAAGTAAAGCTTGGGAAACCAAGCTTTCTTTGTTATATTTAAATAATAAAAATATTGTTATATGAAAATAGGTTTTTGCGGAACAATGTCATGTGGGAAAACAACTTTAGTCAATGCTCTAAAACAGCATAAATTATTCAAAGATTATGAATCTAGAACTGAACGTTCAAAATATCTAAATAGTTTAGGTAT